ACCTTGAGAACCTGTTGGTCCTTGGATTGCACCAGCGCTTATCCATGCAGAGCCAGCCCATACAAATAGAACACCATTAACAAGATAACCATCACCTGTTGCTCCAACAGGTTGAGCAGTTTGAAGCTCAGCAAGTGAGCCGTAGCTTCCAAGAATAAAGATTCCAGAACCAGCGGGACCAGTAGCACCAGTAGGACCTTGAGGACCTGTTGTTCCAGGAGTACCTGTAGAACCTGCTGTACCAGCAACACCTTGTGTACCTTGTGGACCCTGAGCACCTGTTGGACCAACAGCACCAGGAAAACCTGCAGAACCTGTAGGACCTGTAGCACCACGGTCACCCTTTACATAAAGGGCCCAACCAGTTCCGACATCACTTGGTATTCCACCAACTGTAAATTGTGCTGGGTTAGTTAATACCCAAACTTCGCTTCCATAAGTTACGCCGTCATATAGGGCGTAAGTTCCAAGTGAACTCCAAACACCTTGATTAGTGTAAGTAACACTTGTTACTGGGCGTGTAGTTCCTGTTGGACCCGTTGGTCCAGCAACAGTTGATGCAGCACCTGTAGGACCAGTAACACCAACATTTCCTTGTGGACCTGTAGGTCCAATAATTCCTTGAGCACCAGTAGCACCTGTTGGTCCAGTTACCGTTGATGCAGCACCAGTAGCACCAGTTGCTCCAGTTGGGCCAGTAGCACCTACAGCACCAGTAGGACCTGTTACCGTAGAGTCAGCGCCTTGTGCACCAGTTGGTCCAGTAGGACCTGTGATTGATAAACCTTGTGGACCTGTTACACCTTGAAGACCAGCAAAGCCTTGAAGACCTTGTGTTCCTTGAATACCTTGCGGACCTTGTGGACCAGTAGCGCCTTGTGCACCAGTTGGTCCAGTGTCGCCTTGTGGACCTTGAACACCAGAAAAACCTTGAACACCTTGTAAGCCACGTGGACCTGTAGGACCAGATGCACCAGTAGCACCAGTTGGACCTTCAAGGTTTCCAACGTTAGTCCACTGACCGCCGCTCCAAATAATTAAATTGCCGTTAGCAAGAAGATAAGCTTGACCAGCACTACCAGTTGGGTTTGCTGTTGTTAAATCATTGAGTGTTGGATACTCACCAAGAATATTTAAACCTTGACCAGGCGCACCTGTAGGACCTGTTGCTCCTTGAACACCAGAGTAACCTTGAGGACCTGTAGCACCAGTTGGACCAGCACTTCCAGCAATACCTGTAGGACCCGTTGCACCTGTTCGTCCTGTAGGACCAGTAGGTCCTGTTACAGATGTACCTGTTAAACCAGCGGCTCCTGCTGGACCTGTTGCGCCAGCAGGACCTGTTGGTCCGCGTTGTCCAGTAGGACCAGTTGCGCCACCTGCAGGAACAGATGGTCCAGTTGCACTGGTAGGGCCAGTTACGCCTGGATACCAATCGCTGTTATCAGGGCCTACGACAATAATCTCATCTGCCACTTTAGTCCACCGTTACCTGTTGAGTTACAAATACTTGACCTCTCAAGTACGTTTTTTCCCATGTAGGGTCTGAAACTTTTGTTGCCTGCAAATCCCAGAACGCACGAACAGGAAGATACTTAGTCTTATCACTTACAAGCGATAACTTAAGTCTTCCCGCTGCCGCATCTAAAATTGTAACATCGAGGGTGGCATATTTAGATGGTGAATTAGGGTAGGTGCGAATCTCTGCTTTCCATGTAAGACCAGTAATATTAAACGCAAAGTCAACAACCTGCTCAAATGTGTCGCCTTGGTACATAACAATGTCATAAACCTCAGCTGTTGTAGGTACAGGCTCATATCCCATTGGGTCTACAGGAAGATACATACGCTCTGGTTTTCTAGCATCATCAATCTCTTGGCCCTTGTATATAGGTACAAACTTATTAGTGTGACGGCTAGTACGACGAAGAGTACCAACCTGTATACGCCATAGGCCTATATTAAGAGCAGCGCACAGCTGACGGTACTGTTCCCAGCGTTGCTGAATGGTGTTAGTCAGCTGTGCATAGCGCTGTGAACGGGGAATCACTACGCCATCAGGCGCGGTGATATTAATATCAAAAGACGCATCAGTAGCTAAAGCCCACAAGGCTTCAATAGTTGCAAGGATAGCAATTGGGTATTCCTCAACTCCAGGAATCATTTTAAGGTTTACAGCGCTACCAAAGTTATCTGTTCTTTCGTGCACGTGCTGCTCTACGGCAGTGTTAATAAAGCGCTCAATGTCGCTATCTGTAAAGTATCTGTAACCAGTTCCGTTAACAACTAGTTTTGCCCCAACAATAAGGGGGTCTTTAAAGTGAATAATGCCCTGGTCTTTTTCTAATTTATAACCAAATGGGGCTGGGACCACGTCGTCAATAACAGCGACGTAAAGTGTATATGGGTCAACAGGCTTAGTGTTTAAATAAAAATCTTTTAATACACCATCACCATCAGCGGTGAAGGTAAATTCTTTAGGTAAGTCTCCAAGTTCAAGACGAACTCTCGATACAAGGTCTGCCATTGAGGCCACTTAATTCACTCCTTTAACGACTATGTAAACGAAGAAGCGGGCAGTAATGCCCGCCGCTCCGCCGAATTAAGTGCTCGATAATCAGTTAACTGCTTAGATTACTCCAGCTAGATAACCTTTTTCCTCAAGATGCTGTGCAACTTGACGAGACACTTTGTACTTCTGTCCAGCTTTAAAGCTGTAGTAGTTTCCTGCACCTAGTGTCATAGAATCAATAGTTTCAATAACACGGATTACAACTGAGTCTTCTGACTCGCTAATTACTGTTGGGTCATCAACAATAACTGTTGCACGGTTTGGTACGGTTGCATCTACTACTTCTGTTTCAAGCTTGATTTGTGCTTCGGCAGTAGCCATAGACATTTCCGATGCGCGTTCCTGCATTGCCTCTAGATTTTCTTCTAGAGCCGCTTCACGTACGCGACCAGTAACATCCGTCGGTTTTACTTTACTTGCCATTTATATCCTCCGATTTAGTAACTGTTAAAGTGGGGGCCTGGTTGCCCAGGCCCCCTAGGTAAAGCTAATTAGTTGGTTTCTGCAATGATTACAGACTGGTCAGTGATTAGACCAAGACCGAAGATTGAGTACCAAGCAAGAGCATGCTCACGACCGAAGTCAAGAATACCGCCATCGCGGAGTTCGACTGGAAGAGAGATTGCGTGACCGAATGCGTTATCTCCAATGAAGATAGCTGCGTAGCGGTCTGAACCACCATTACCTGTCTTTGTAGCAGGAGTGATGTAACCTCCACCAGCAGTTACTGTTGGGTTAGCAACAGTTGTGTCTGTGGTGTAAGAAGTACCAGCACCGCCAGCAACTTTAAGAACCTGTGTGGTTTCGATGAATACGCAGTCGTATAGACGACCGATTTCACCTAGCATGAAGTTACCTGGAGCAGCGTACTTAGTGACTTCAATAAATTCTGGATTGTCACGGAGCTTACGGCTCTGGTGTGGGTGAACAAACGCAACGTATGTTTCGCCGAGGCGTGGGATGTTCTTGGTTGATAGGGTCTCTACTGCATCCTTCACTGTGTGAGGTGTCATGTAGTAGGTGCCTGTCATAGCAGCACGGTTTGCTGCGGTTGTTCCGTCAGCGTACCAAGCATTAACTGCTGTCTGGCCTGAGCGGTCTTCACCGTAGATTGTTGATGTTGCTGCATAAAGTGTGTCGCGTGATAGCTGGTCTAGGTAGATAGCCATGTTACGACCAAGAAGACGTGAGGCTGAAGCCATTACGTCATCGAATGATGCGTTAAGAAGAAGTTCTGATACAGCAAGAGCATATCCATGCTCTGATACTGTGATTGAGAACTGCTGTGCAGTCAACGCGTTTGTCTGCATACGTACACCTTCAACAAGGCCGCTTGCGAAGCCTAGGTTGTTGTAACGCATGAAGTTGATTTGTAGACCAGGTGCAACACCAAGTTCAGTCTTCTTGACTGCGAACTGCTCAAAGCGAAGGATAGGCATAGCCTGGAACAAGATTTCCTTGGACCAGATTGTCTGAATCGCTTGAGTCAGCTGGGTGTTAGTGCCTGAGTATGCTGTTGGGGCTGCGGCTAAATTGCCTGTACCCGTGATACCAGATGCCATTTACTTGTGACTCCTTATTTGTTGGAATTTGGGATTGTTGGGTTTACCCGAACAGGCCGCGAGATTTACCACGAGCAGTGTCGCTCATGATACGTTCTCTGTACTTTGCGTAATCGTTCATCGACATGGACGAGATATCCTCGGCCGTAAAGTTACGTTGCTCCATATTAGTGTCCATTTGTCCGAGCGGGGGCGTGGTTACCCTTGTCCCCGTCATTTCTTTCCTTGCGTTCTGCATAGCTGACTGCGCAGATTCAAGAATTCTTGCTGAACGTTCTTTTAATCCTGCAATACTTGCGTCAACTTCATCAGGCGTATTTCCGCTAATAAGGTCTAGCAGTTCAGGAATAATAGCTTCACGTTCTGTTTCTACACGCTGTGTGCGGTAGGCCTGTAGGTCAGCAAAAGACTTTTCGCGTTCCAGAAGAGCAAAGGCACGTTCACGCTCTTGACGCTCACGCTCCAACTGCTCCTGCCACTCTTGTTCCTTGGTCTTAAGCAAAGTACGAACATCCATGTCACTTTCAAGAGCTTCCTGCTCAGCTTTAGCTTTCGCTTCTGCATCTGCAGCGCGTGTAGCAAGTTCTGCTTCACGTTCTCTTTTAATGGCGTCGAGTTCTTCCTTCAACTTATCAATCTGAGGGTAGAGCTTTTCTTTTTCTTGGCTTCTTACTTTTGCCAAGTCATCTTCCGTATAAAACTTGGAAGTTGCCTTAGTAGTAGGTGCGTCAACGACAACTGCGTTGTCTGACGACTGGGCTACGACTGGAACTACTCCTGCTTCTGCCGCGAAGGCATCAGCGTTAGATACTTCTGCTGTTTCCATAGTTATCCTTTACATTCTAGGGGTCGTTTTCCGAAGTGAGAGCACATATGACCAAACGTTGATTCTATTGTCTTTCTAAATACAAAAAATGTCAGGCTAAACCTTTATTTTTCGTACTCTTCTGGTACTCGCCTCTGTGGGAGGACTGTGCCATAAGCTTCAGTTACCAACTTGTTACGCAGGTCTGCTTCGCCCATATTGGCGGCACCTAGCGCATCATCTATTGTTGGTGGTAATACAGCAGGGGCTCCAGGAGCACCTGTTGCACTAGGGGCACCAGGGGCGCCTCCAGTTTCAGGGTTAGGCATAGTGCCTGTAAGTTCAGCAATCTCTTGTTCAATCTGGGTCTGTAGCAATTTAAGTGCGCCGTCGGCTGTAGCGTCATCAAGAAGCTCTTGACGAATTTCATTAAGTTTCTCAGTAGGGAACTCTTCACCCAAAGTACGCAAAGCGCCTTCCTTAGACTCAAGGCCTAGGGATAGCATTGATTGGACTTCGTTAAGTGCAATCAACTTGTCTAGTGGAAGAGGCTGTGGGAAGAATACGTAAGTTTGATACGTAATAGGGTCGTTAGGGTCTAGACGGTCGACCTGACCCTTCTTAAGTTTAACGTTTCTTGTTGGGTCCCATATAAATACTTCAGGCTCCTTGATAGCAATGCTACGAAGGATAAGCTCATTAACTCGCTCTAGACCGTGAGCGTATTGGATAATCTTTTGGTGGTAACGGTTCATCAAAGGCTGGAACTGGATAGACAGAGCAACACCAGATGTATTAGAAATAGGTTGTGCTTGGCCAAGTGCGGTTTCTGGAACACCAATCATTTCGTGCATAGACTTCTTGAGCATAGACAAGAACTCCATTGCGCCCTTAAGACCTTGTGCACCGCCTTCTAGGTTTTCTACCTTTGCGTCTTTTGGTAGACCGCCCCAGACTTTGTTAGCGCCTTTTTCCAATTGTGAAGCTTTGGCACCAATGATGACTGTGACGGGAGCAGCATGATAATTAACGATGTCAGCGATGTCAGTAGCAGTCTCGTTATAAGTACGGTTAATATTAATAATATCGTGACCGTCGCTAAGACCCCAAGGGCTACCACTAATACGAACATTTGGAATATGAACAATGGGAACAGTACCAAGCGGGTTAGGGCGAGAGTCAATGAGCTCATCATTGATGTACTCCTCAATCATGTCGTCTGTAAGAATTTCAGTATAGGTAAACACCTGACGTGTACCCTCTAATGATGTACCCCAGAAACGGTACTTTAATTTAAAACGGATAAGACGTTCACGGTCATGTGGGTGGAATTCTGGAAAACAAAAAGCAGCGTTAAGAGGAAGGATACGAACACGACCAGGATGCTGTAGACCAGAAGTATCAGTCCACGCTTCTTCATACGCAACCTTAATAAAGCAGTCTCCAGATACGGAACCTTGTTGTCCCATTTCCCACAGTACTGTTGCCTTGTTGTTATCTACTTCCCAAACACGTTCCAAGATATCTGGAACAATAGCTTCTGTTTCTTTTGGAGAACGGAAGTTAACGCCTTTACCAAAAGTAAAGTTAATAATAAAATCTGTAAAAGCACGGTAGTAATTAAGTACTATCTGTGCGTCGCCTATTTGACGGCGGTAAGAATAGTGATGACCAAGATACATGGCCCAGTTAAGAGAATAACGATTAAGACGCGGGCCGTGGACTTCAAATTCTTCATCTGCTAACTCAACCAATCCTAATGGCGAGATGGAAATAGTTAGGTCGCTAGACGCCGCCCTATAGGACGGTGGCGAGAAATCAATGCTCAACTATCCACCTTTGTTTTTCTATGCTGGGAGAAGAATACCACGCTAATTGTATTAGCGGAAACTTTGGCCGCGTTTAATAACTTTTTTAGTGACTGGCTTAGTGACCTTCTTTTTCTTCTGCTCTTCTTTTTTATCCGATTCTTCTTGTGCGTAGTCCCTAAAACGTGGGTCAACTTCTTTTTTAGATTTAACGTATTGACCACCCATTTGATTGTACTTAGCGTGAATCCAGTGTCCGCGAGCAGGTGAGTTTTTAGAAAATTTTGCTCCAGCTTGAGCAGTAATAGTGTTCCAAAGCTTAGGGTTGGCAGGCTCTTGCTTTGCCGTTTCTTTTACTTCTTTACCTCTAATAAATGCCATTGCTGTTCCTCTGAAATGGGAAAACTA